GACTTTCCAAGATGGATTGTCTATACAAAAATTAACTAAACATTCGTAAAGCTCAATTAAATTACTTGATTGTGCTTTACTAGTATCGTGGGCTACGATATATTTAGTAACCATTTGCCCGTGAATCTGTAATTCTTTTTCCATATGTGGTCTCTTATGAATTGAATCAATCATAAGCATATCCACTGCTTTATTGGACATAGAACCAAGACCACCAGAATCTGCTTCACGTACTACAAGTTCAATGCCGTGTTCTTTACAATATGGTTCTGCTAATCTCTTAAGATTTTTACGATATTTAACATGATCAATATCAATTAATTCCATATACTTTGGCTTATGTTCACCTAACATTGCAGCTGCAGCACTAGCACCTTGGTGTGTACCAAGTTCTTTATACGACCTACAGTCTTTCATAAACTTTTGAATTGCATCATGCATTGCGCAATAATGATCACCATGAAACAATTCTTGCTGAGTACGAATTTCTTTATAAAATTCTTCAACTGATTCTACATGATCTATTTCAGCTGTTAACATTGGAAATATCCTTTAGTTGGCCTAGTAAACTATTATCTGTTTTCGATGGCTCGTTTGGCCACTCTTTGTGTAGATGTAAATTCCATTCGGCTACCGGTTTATTAGTAATTCTCCAAAGAATATCAGTTGACCAATCATCTGCTGTACGGAACATAATATGAACTAACTTAGCATTCTCTGGTCTATTGTCACCAATCTTTGCGTTTGGATGTGAACCTACTTTATGCATATAGCAGTTCCATTCATTAGGTAATCGCTTTAGATTAAAATTAGGTAAGTGAATAAACGCTGAAAAATAGTCTTGGAATAGTCTATAAAAATTAGGGAATTCACGCATTTGGTTTACATATTCTTGAAATGTTGGCCATTCAGTTTTCATCTTCTTTAAACCAGCTTTAGAGATAACTACAACACCAGTATTAAATACTTCTGGTCTATCCAGTTTGTCGACAGGATAATCTACACCCCAGTTATCTTTACACACTTTTGCCCAACGCTTATCAATGTCACTAGTAATACCACCAGATGCGTATATGGTTCTAAAGTAAGGCTGCTTTGGTTCTGTACAAATACCGGCATCTTCTCCATCTAATAAATCAAAAATGTTATCAGATAATCCTTCAGTTGGAAATACATCAACATCACATAGCATAACATTGTCATACTCATCAAAGTCATCAGACACTAATGGATTGGCTGGTTCATAATAGATTGGAACATTAACTACGTTACCGGCAATTGTTTTATTATGATCAAATCTATATTCTACACCAATACGTTTAGCATATTCTTTCATAAGCTTACAGCTATATTTAACACCAGGCTTTAAATCGCCTTTCCAGTATTGGTAAATTATATTTTTCATTATGTGTTTTCCTTAATAAATTTTTCAGTTGTAGCAAGAGAAGAACTTATAGCTTGGTGCATATCAACATATACGTACATACCGCATCTTCCTATGAATGTCATGTTTTCTTTTGTTATGTTCTTATACTTATTATATATGTCCCTATTACCACCATCTATATCTTTAACTGGATAGTATCGCTCATGGTTATTATCTTTATAGTCACATGGTTCTTCATATGTTACAGAAGTCATTACATCGTTAATACCATGTGATGGCATGTTCTTCCACTCTGTCATTCGAGTGTATGGTCCATCGTGTGTAAAGTTAACTACAGCGGTCGGTAATAGTTTTGGCAATGGTAGATCTACATTATGGAATTTGATAGAGCGATATGGTAGATCACCAAACTCATAATCATAATACTCATCAATCGCCATTGAATTAAATACATGATCATATTTACTTTCCATGTATTTTTTAAAAGGTTTATTTAATTCAACTGTTATGTTTTCATGATTTAAAATCTGCTTAAAGACTTTTTCATAACCATCTTTCGGTAAAGCCTGAAACTCGTCATTTGGAAAGTACTCTTCGTTATCATCATCTCTTATTGCAACTCTTTTAATAATAGATGGATCGAGTTCTTCTATAGTTTTTCCCCACATTTTATATGTGTATGGTGCATAGAACGTGCTAATAATATTTTCTTCGCCAACGATTTCTTTGGTTTCACTATTGACTGGAAGAGTAACATACTGACCAGTGCTTAGCATCGCTTTAACTTTATGTCTATACTCAACCCATTCACCAAACTGCGTAACCCAGTCATAAACTTTTTTATTGTTTGTATGGAATAAATGTGGTCCATATTTGTGAATGCGGATGCCGTGCTTGTTAGTGTAGTCATATGCATTACCAGCAATGTGGTTGCGTTTCTCAATGACTTGAATCTTATGTCCAGCATTGGCTAATTCATGTGCAACTACAGCACCAGCAAAACCGGCACCTACAACTAATATGTTCATAAGATACCTTTTACTTTAAGATCATAATAGTTTTCAATCTTTTCTTTCTTAGGTCCTTGTGGTGTAATCTTTGTTCTCACATGAATAAATCCAGCTTTTTCGGGATTAGGTAAGAAAGAACACTGACACCACTTTTGATGCATATACGCGTCTTCAGGTTGAAAGTTAGCTTTCTTAGCAAGGATGTGCATAATGCCTTCATCCTCAAACTTATATGCTTCATTAAATTTATCCATCCAAGACTCATCACCACCTAGCTGTTCTCTTAAAATCATTCGAGTTTTAAGATTCATTTTGTATATTGCTCCGCCCCAGTAAGGATAGAGCATACTGCCGCCAGCTGTGTTTGCTATTTTACGGTGTAACATTTGTTGAGTGCTAGCATATAGACCAATACCAGAAACTCCGAATACATTTGTAAACATACCTTTCGGTGCAAACATATCAATATCAACCATAAGCACCTGATCATATTGATCATAATGATCTGATAACATATGCACCTTCTGACATGCACCCGTCAGATGTTCCCTAAATGGTTTACCCCTAACTAGCTGGTATTCAGCACCGTGTGTATGAGCATACTGCTTCATGTTTTCAATTGATAAATGATCCAGTTCTCGCAATTCACCATCAAAATGTTGTAGAATTATATTAGACACTATACATACTTCCTTCTTCAATTATTTCTGGATTGAATTTATCTATATATGAATTCATACTAAAGGTTTCATCCATCGATAAGCACTTATCTCTTTCATAGCTAACAGGTGTAATTGAGTTAGTACTTATACCAATGTGATTTTGCGGAGCTAACATAGTATTTTCCCGCAATGTTTCTAGCTTGACCATTGTTTCATATGTCGGTATTAAATTTGTTGAAGTAACAAATACATGTTTATTGCTTGCTTTTTTTATTGCATATAAGATTGAATGCTCATTAAAAATAAACTCTATTTTAGCATGCTTTAGTTGCAACGGATTCCAGTACTCAAGAAACTTATAATGAGACTTAGTGCAATCGATAATTATAGTTACCATTTGGTTGCTTCCACTACTCCAGAATGTGCAGCCCTAATAACATCAGGCTTTTCAATTCCATTAAAATCTGCTCTACCACTAACACCATACGGCCAAGTTTGTACACTAGAAAAACCAAGATCTTTTAATGTAGCAATCATTTCAGCTTCGCCCCAAAGATACTTATGCTCACCACCTTGATGTAATAATCCTAATGCAACTTGCTCTTGTGGTCTTCTATGTTCATTACCTTCTTCCGGAAACTTGTGTTTTTTTACATACACTTGGTAGTAATGGTTTACAAAAGTATTATTACTTAAATCTTCTGGACCAACAAGCCATTCAATAATTTCATACTTAGGCCATACAGTACGAAGAGTTCCGCCAGGTTTTAGTAATCTAAATGCTTCCTTAAAGAAATTGATTCCTTGGTACTTATGTATATGCTCAATAAAATGTTCAGAATAAATTCCATCATACGAAGCTGCAGGTTTTTTCATAGGAAGATCTCTCATATCCCATATTTCAGCATCCATGGTTTTATCCGTACGGAAACCATTTACAATTTCCCAGTTAATTCCACGCCTTGCTTCACCAGCAATTTCTAAGAAGGTTGCCATATACTTAACTCCGTATGTTCTAGTCTTGGCATTTCAAATTTTGTACGAGCCAAGAAGTGATTGAGTTTACCGTCAGGTTTACCGCGCCATTGATATGGCATACGATTCCAAGTTGTACTAAACTCGGTTACATTAAAAATGGGTTGTGATAGTTGAAGATTGACATACATTTGTTCTGTATATCGAGTGTGAAGGACATAGTCATCTACAGAAGTGAAGTGCTCTTTGGCTTTTGCTCGACCTTCTTTACTCCACAATTGAAAGCCTCCATTGAGATAACGGAACCTTTCATCTGGATAACGAGTTGATTTAGGGAACATCCAGTCTTGGCCAAATAAATGTTTACCGTATGCAATAACACCTCTTTCATGTAGAGGCTTATCCATTACATTACGCAACCATCCTGCAGGTCCACCGGTATGCACACCATATTCATGTACCATTGCAACATCTTGAATGTCACGAATGAATACATTATCTTTACTGGAGATAAGCATATCTAAATCTAAGCAAAAGATATTATCGTATTGTTCAAACTGCGAATCATAAAATAATCGCAGAGAATCTAAACGAGGATCAAGGTGTGTAAAATATCTATCGTGGCTAAGCATGTATTCAGCACCACATGCATCAGCATATGCCATAGCAGATCTTTGTCCAGCCTTTGCCCATTCAGGCATATTCACTCCACCCATATCAGCATCAAAAGACTCATAAGGAATATAATATTGGAAGACTAAATTACGCATAATATACTTTCAATTATTTAGTAAGCTGGCCCTTTGCTAAACCACGGCATGACCACCTCTTTGGTTTGTATCCCTTCATATGTATATGAACTGCACGAGACATTTCATAAGCACGGGATTCACATCTTTCATAAGTCTTGTATGGGCCTCTTTGATCTTCTAAAGTTATGCACTCTGCTGGATTTGACATTAAACACACCCACACTAGGGCTTGGTACATTAACTAGTGCCATTCTTCTTTGTTTTCTGGTACGCTTGTGCACCAAAGAAAGCACCGACTAGAGCTGAAATTGCAACAAAGTATGTAGGCGCGATATCTGCAAGTAATTGTCCTGTTGTATCGTAACCAATCATATCTGCACAAAAAATACCAACAGGATATAAAAGCATACCCCATAGTGCAAACCACGCCATACGTCTAATTTGATCTTCCTTTGCATCTTCATTCTGTTGCATAGCTTGCTTATGTTCAAACTCTGCTATTTCTTTTGCTCTTGCCATTTCACTATCTGTAATAATGCCATCACCATCCGCATCTAAATGCTCGAATAATGATCCTTTTTCGAGAGTTTTTGCCATTGATTAGCCTCCGCTAGGATTTTGTTTGCTATTTCCATTGCATCATCAAATCCATTACGAAGTGAGTTGGACTTATGTCCATTCTCAACAAACCAATTAAGACTATTTATACTACTACCAGCATGCCCGTTCATATTATAATTTTCAGTTATATCTTCAAATTCTGTACGCATATTGAGTATTGTGCTTATTGGCATGCTTTCTCCAGTTCTACAAATAGGTATTCTTCTAGATCATCTTCATTTGCTTGAAAGCGAATACCAATACCTCCAGCTTCTATCCAACGCTTGATGTTTTCAGGTTTATCATCAACTAAAATGTTTGGCTTGCGAGTTAGTGCATTCCAAGCATACTTATGTTTGTTACCAGTAAAGATCATGTTCTCAACTAAAGGTGGCATATAATCTTTATCTTCTAACCATCTGCGTTTCCAATAAGATGAATTCATTGTATCACCACGTAATGGTGAAGAACAAATTCCCCAATCGCCATTGGATATTTCTTTTACAAATCTTATGATTTCACAGGATATACTAGGACCTGCTCGCCGAGGTCCACGATCTTCTCTAAAGATTGGAAGTGTGTAAAAGAAGTTTGTGTTAGCAAGTTCTTTGAATTTGATTTCACGATCTTGAATAGACTTCCAATGATCTACACCGTATTTTAATTCGATGCCACTAAAGAAGTCTGCAATGACTCCGTCCATATCGAGATATACTGTCATTATTTACTCCTCATGTTAATAAGGATTTCACCCATATCCACTAGATCGAGTGTTTGTTCAAGGTAACCAATTCTGTCTAGAATATCTGCACCGGGTTTTACAACATCTGTTAATGCTGTATATTCATTCCGGAATGCTTCTAATTGAGACATTTTAAGAACCTGTGTAGTAATGTATTCCATAATAAAATTCTCCTCTTTCTTTATTATAGATCTATTATACCACAGTTTTCAGCAAATGTACACCGTTAAATGCATTTAATGTGAAAATAATTTTCGTCTATCATATTCTTTTTTAGTATCAATAAGGAGTTCAATATGATTGTCACGATGTTCTTTGAATACTAAAGGTTCATTATCATCTACATCCATGATAATGACTGTATTAGTAATCGGCATACCAGTTCTTTCTTCCCACATCACCGCATAACCAGCCATTTGAGCAAAGTAATTTGAAATGTATTCTTTTTTCTTTACACGTTTAGATGTCTTAAAATCTACTATGGATGGAACACCGTCAAACTCAGCGACACAATCGCATCTGCCAGCAACACCGAGGTAAGAACTATAAAGAGGTACCTCGAGGCCGTAGATCGTTCCGACCCTGCTATCCAGAATTGGACGTAAGTTTTCGAGGCTTTGTCTAATGTGCGGCAAATAATCTGTAGTGTTTTCATTGAGTAAATACTTTTCTACTATAGAGTGTACAAGAGTCCCGCGCGCGGATGCCCGCCCGCCCACACGGTTTGCTTCTTCTTCTCCTACACGTTTACGCCANGCNGCAATACCAGCTTCAGATAGTATTCCTAAAACAGTAGTAATACTAGGAAAGCTGCGACCATCAGGAGTGCTATAAGTTCTCCCTGATTTACGTGTGTCAGTAACCAAGTCGTTATAGCCGAGATCAATTGTTTCATGTGTAAACTCCATCATGTCTTAATAGTGTTATTCTTTCCAGAACCTTTTTTAATTCTACCTAAAAGATCCTTCCAGCCATTACTGGTTTTTGAGTTAGCGTGTGTTTTAGTCGATGATACAAATCCTGGTGTAGACAGAACCTTAATTAAATCAGGTTGTGCATCTAAGATTTCTTGCAATTCATCGTAAGAACAATTTACATCATGTTCTTTTTGAGTCTTAATGTCTTTTAATGTGTAGGTTGGCATCTTTTCGAATTTCTTCCTTTATAGCAGTAACACGTTTTGTCATCCAACCAATTGCTGTACTAATATGTCCAGTATCCTGTGGCTGTAAGCATGATTTAGCATAGAGAATTTCATTCTCAATAATATCTATCTGATCTAATTTATCCATTACATTTCTCCTTGCCTGCGCATTCTTTTGGATAACACTGTGTCTTCATCATGTAGTATTCGTTTTCGTATGTAGCAACCCATTTGTCATCTTGAATTATATATTGACACTGCTTTTCAGTCATTGGTTCTTGAAGTACGATTTGATTTCCAATGTACTCCCATTCAGTACCAGTATTACCCCACATAGATATAACTAGTAAGAAAACTTTATCCATCACATTTCTCCATAAACCATTCAGGCATTTCACGCTTAGTCCACACCATTTTAAATCGAGCTTGCTTTGTTTTATAGAATGCTCGATAAGATCTTACTGGCTCATTGTAAAAAAAGCATTCTGGATTCGAACCCATTGCTAGTCTAAATGGTGTAAGTGGACCGGTTGGTATATTCCTTGGCATAGTCCATAAAGGTGAACCTAGATCTCTAGAAGTCTTATGTGTTTTATCATACCTATATGTATATTCTTCGCACAAGGCAATGAAATGCTCGTAGTGCCAACGATAGTTTGTATCGCTTTCCATTGTCCATTGAGTACAAGGATGACCGACATGCACAGCTTTGTAGTATAGTAACTCGGCTTCAAGGTCATCGGCACCTTCGTATAGATCCCAATACTTTACCATAGTCTTGCCAGATTTTGAGGGGCGTTTAGTAAGCTGGCCATCAAGAACACGATGGGCAGTTGACAACATTTGAGCAGATTCCACAACCATTTTTGGAATATGCTTGTCACATTGCATTTGCGCGGCAATAACCGGATCTTCATCGAGAATAAAAATATTCATACTGTAACCTTTTCGCTTTATTAATTATATAATTATACCACAATTTATTCTAAATGTACACTATTAATTAACTACCTAATAGAGGTAACCTTCCTGTTTTTAATAAATCTAATTGTTTTATTTTCCATAATCTCATTAGAACTCTCCGTCTTCGTCTATCTTTTTGTTTTCTTATCTTTAGCCAATTCTGATTTATAAAATACAACTTCACTCTTTTATCATGCCGAATTATTTGTTTTTTCATCTGCTGGTAGAGTTTCTTTTGCCTTAACGGCTTCAGTTCTAATTTCATCTGAATTCCTATGGTTGAGGTTAATCAGTAAGAAGACCAGGAAATGCCTCCTCTACGATTGGGCGAGTAATACCCTTTGGTGTTTCTTTATTAATCATATCAATAAGTACCAACGCATCTTGAGGATGAACGCCTTCAAGCATTCCCAAGAATAGTTTTTCTCTTTTATATGATGGTAGTGTTTCGCATTTTTTTTGACCTTGGACAAAATAAACAAATTGTTTATGTTCTCGATGTAAGCTGGCTGGATAATTGTGTTCTTCGCATGGAGTGTACGGAGGAGTTCCTCCGGGCAACTTCCATTTGATATTAGAATCCATAGACCCTCTTATAATATCTTTCAATGCCCAAGTCTCATTTTCTTTTAAGACCTTTACCTTATCGGCTTTATGTCTTTGTTTATCTACTTTTCTTAGTATTTCGAATATATCCATTACTTAATAAATTCCTCTACGGATTCAATCAACATCTTACATTGTTTATTTATAAGATAAGGAAGTACACGAGCTGTGTTTTCTGCCGGCACTGTTATCCAAAATTCGTCAATAATTTGATTTTTTAGTTGCTGTGGGGTTTGTGTAAGATCAATTAGCTTTTCATTGCGTTGATAGTTACGATACCAAGAAGCCGCATATAGTAACTCACCTTCAGATAGATCTTCTATAATAGCTTCTTTCTTTTTCTTTGATAACGGTNTTTGTCTATCACCATTAACAAAGGTATCATCATGTGATAACACATTAGGGACACCATCGCCAGCATCACCTCTTAATATTTTATC